TTTCATGCCATTCCCCCTTATCGGCGTTCATCGCTCCGGCATCGGCGGTTGGTACTCTGCGCCCGCGTCTATTCTTTCGACTGGCCAGCGCCAGCACGGCCGCATGGCTGAGCGTGCGCCCGCTGAGCGTGTACCGCGGCTCGCCCGTGAGGCCGCTGCCGCCGATATACTCAGCGAGGCCGATCGGCGTGTTATAGGCCAGCATGATCATAGTTCGTTCACTTTCGCCAGCCGATCGATAATGTCAGACCAGTCATCTGTTGCTAGTCCATCCATGCCCTTTTGGCTCAGCACAAAATAACGTTGCGCTCCATGCACGCATGTGATCAATACGGCGCCGTGCGCGGCCAGCCGATGCTGGACGATCGCGAAATCCGGCGGCCGTTCGGGCGCGGAATCGGCAGCATCAGGCAATGTGATCATTCGCCGTCCCTCCATCTGTACGTAATCGCGTGCCACGTCGCGCCGTCGCGCTCGATCGTGCGCTGTAGCCCTTCTGGCGGATAGCGCGCCGCGTCGGACGGGATCGCACACTGATGCTGGAATGTCACAATCTCCACATCTCCCAATCGCTTGCCCTTGCGGCTGATCGTGAGCGTCGTCACGCCGTCCAGCACGCGCACGGCCAGCCGCGCGCCGCCTTTTAGCTCCATGGATCGGTCTTCGCCGCTGTCGCGCGCCCGGCGGTGGAGTTCGGTGTAGAGGTTCGCGAGGCTCATGCTTGCACCTCAAGATCGCGCTTGTTCACCCGCCGGATGCAGCCGCGCCAGACGATGTACGCGCGGTACGCTTCGATGCGAACGATTTTAACCGTTTCGCCGCGATAGATTGCGGTCATCGGCGCCTCCGATGCGCCGCCAGTTCGGCCAGCGCGGTCGACTCATCGTCGCCGCATGCCAGGCGGCACATCACGAATGTCAGATCGTCGGTCGGCGCGCCGTGCGGCAGCAAGCGGCGCGCGGCCTGGCTCGGGGTTTCGTCGGCGTCGTCAGGCGCTAGCGGCGGGGCGCACGCCGGCGGCGCCAGGCCGGTCATGTCGCTGCCGAGCCGGAACAGATCGCCATACTTGGCGTTCAGCTGGTCAACGTCGGCAGCGCCGTAGAGCCGATCTTCGGGCGGCGGCGCATGCAGCTGGCCGCGCCGAATCGCCGCAAAGAACGCGCCGGCGGTGCATCGGCCAGCCCTGATGCGCGGCTCGAAATGCGACCACGACGCGCGAACCTGAGCGAGCGTCAGATCGGGCCGAGCGGCCAGCGCATCGGCGATAATCTTTGCGTCGGCGCCCAATTCCGAAAGCAGCACGGCGCGGTGATCACGCTCCGTGATCATTTCGGCGCCGCATGGTATCTTAGTTTTAGCAGCAGCAGAGTCTAGAGTCTCTGTTGCTGCTACTAAGACATGATCTACCATGCATTGCGCCGATCGATCACGCTCCGTGATCGCTTCGTACTCCGCATCGGAAAGCGCTTCGTCGCGATCACGCTCCGTGATCGCCTCGGAATTGTCAGTATCCGCAATCGAGTGATCACGCTCCGTGATCGCTGGCCCGCTCGGATCTTCAAGCAAGGTGATCAGGCCAGTCGCAGGATCGTAGGCGATCCATCCATCGCTGGCCAGCTGATCAAGTAATGGACTAACGCGCCCGGCGCTGGCATAGTTCGCCCATGCGGCCAGTCGGCGCACGCCGGGTCGGATCGTGCCGCCAACGCCGCAGTGCGCTGCGATCGCGTCCAAGATTAATTGAATCGGCGGCGTGCTGATAAACTCGTAAGCTTTCAGCGGGCGCGCATCACGCGGCGCGGTCGTATTCCTGACGGACATGTCAGGATATCCGCCACTAGACAGGCTATTCGTGTTATGGTATGATTCCATTGGTAGGATTCCTTTGCGCTATCAGCCGCCCGCGCCACGAACGCTTTGGGCGGCTGATTACGTATCCAAGAGAAAATGCCGGCATACGAGGCCGGCGCTTTGCGCCAAACATGGGCGCGCTAGTCCTCGTACTCTTCATCCCCAGGGATCGGATTCCCGCCCGGCGACGGAGGCGGCGGGTCATAGGCGTTCATACCGGCCAGCCTTGCGCCGGCGGCGGCTCGATCGCGTCTACCTGCCGGCTGAGGCTGAGCAGCCAACCCGGAATCTCATCCGCCAGCACGGGCGGGCATTCGGCACGATGCCGATCGGCCAGAAGCCAGATTAACGATCGCATGCTGGCCGAGTGCGGCGTCGCATCCGGCACGCCGGCGCCGGCGCAGTACCCGGCGCAGTAGATGTCGAACAGAATACCGCCCATGCCGCGCTCTACCCGATCGCGTAACACATCTTCAAGCGTGCTCATCTATTCGGCCCTCCGATACTCGCGATCGGCGCGTGCGCGCGGCGCGCGAATGCTCTGAAGCGCGAATATTACGCCTTCGTGTTTCCATTCATAAGCCCACTCGTACCAGTCGGCGGCGTCGATATGACTCAGTGTGCTTTTTTGGAATTTCTGTGTCATGTCCATCCCATGCACATCGGTCATATGGACACGGAACGGGCTGCCGATGCCGGCTTCGAACTGCGGATGATCTGTGCAGAGCTGACATTGAAACACGTTAAAGCCCTGCACAGGCTCTTTTTTCTTACGCGGCATATTGCACCTCTGTGGTAGAATGCATCGTTGTCTCCTGCTGTTTGGGCGCCGCGCACGTACTCCGCGCGGCGCCCGGGTTCAATTGTCAGATCACCACTTCACACAAACCTCGCATTTCTACGCAAGCCGCGAAAAGCCCGCGCGGCTGCGTTGTATCCGTGTTCGATACAGCGCAAGCGCCCGAGTCGTCGCGTACACTCCACAGCAGCAGATCGCTGTGAAGCTATGGGAGGGGTTGTGCCTAACGTTCAGACCAAAACAGGGGTTGAAACCCGGCTGGCCGAGTCGCCAGCCATTGCGGCCACGCTGCCGAGTTTCGCGGCGTATCTCGGGGGGCGCAAGACCCGGCCGCGCACGATCGAGACGTATGCGAAAGTCGTGACGGCGTTCGGGCGCCATCTCGGAGCAGAGTCAACGATCGCCGACATCACGCCCGAGTCGATCGGGCGTTATCAGATCGCGCGCGGCCAGCTGGCGGCGGCGACGATCGCGAAAGACTTATCCGGCATCCGGAGCTATTGCCGCTGGTGTCTGCGGGTCAAACTCAGAGGCGACGATCCGACGCTGGAAATCGAATGGCCGAAAAAGACGGCGCCGATCCCGCGCGCCCTGAAAGCGCGCGAATTGCGGATGCTCGATCAGATTCTAGATACGCCGCTGCCGATACTGGATGTCAAAACGCGGCATGTGCGGCAGCGCCATAACCGCGCGATCCTGCTCATGCTGTATTGCGGTCTGCGGATAAGCGAGGTTCCCAGTCTTGACTGGCGCGATGTCGATCTGGATGAGGCGACATTGATCGTCAGAGACGCCAAGGGCGGCAAGGATCGCAGCATCGCTCTTCATGGCCGCGTGCTGCGTAATCTGGCCGAGACGCCGGAGGATCGGCAATTCGGCGCGGTCTGCGGCAAAGCGAACGGGCGGCCGATCAGCGCAACGTCCATGCCGCACATATTCAGCGATCGCTATCTCGGGGCGTTTGGACTCAAGATCAGCGCGCACATGCTCCGGCATTCGTTTGCCGTAAACCTGCTGCGCGCGGGGTCTGATATTCGCACGATCCAGACCTTGCTCGGCCATGCGAGTCTCGAGACGACGCAGCGCTACCTTGCATTAGACTTCGATGACAAAAAACGGGCGATCGACCGACTACCCGATCGGTTCTGACGACCTAATCCCTGTTCCCCAGCCAAGACGTATCCTGATGTTCTGGAGTCCTAATCGCGGTTCTCTAGCCAGAAACCCTTGATTGCGGCGCGATTCGTGCCTCTGCGGATCACGCGCGGCGGATTCGCGCGACGAAGCGCGTTGTTGGTTCGTTTATTCGGTTGGTAACGTGCTGCTCTCAGGTGGCACATGCCATAGGTTCACTGGTTTTCTTGACAGAGGTTCAGTGAGCCAAAACAATAAGCACGTCCAGACTCGTCGTTAGCCTGCAAGTGCGGCGACGGGGCTGGACGTGCTTATTTGCGTGTCGATTGTATCACTCCCCGCAACCTTGCGCGCTGCCGTGCTGCGCCGCACAAACGCATCCAACTCCTCGCTGGTGATGCGCCGATCCGATCCCACATAAACGACATCCATTTTCCCCTGAGCAATCCACTTCCGGATCGCAGCTGGTGTGCAGCGCAGCTTCTCAGCCGCTTCGGGGATCGTGTAATACTCTTGCTCCATCGAAAAACCTCCTCGCTTACATTTCGCGTAGTATACGCTTATCACCTATTGTTGTCAAGCCGATCATCGTCTTTTTACGATATAACCCTTGACATTGGGCGTAATAGTGGTATACTTAACGCAACAAAGAGATATGGAACGCAAGGACACACAATCATGACCCGCAACCAAGCCGCAACCATCGCCCGCATCGAAGCCGCGCACGAAGCGCAGCGCTTCACGGCCAGCCAGGCCAGCCGGGCGGCGACGGTCGCAGCGCTTAAGGCGGCGGCGTTAGAGCGCGCCGGCGAACTAGCGCAGCTGGCGCGGTTCGCAGAGTCACGACGAGTATTGGAATTGAATTTTTTCACGGTAGAATAGCAAGCAACAACGAAAGCGAGACACACCATGATCACCCCAACCCAGCCCGCACCCTCCGGCAACAAACACGAGCTGACGCCGGCCGCAAAGAAGCTGATCGCCGATCGCGCGGCCCGCGCGGCGGCAGCGCTGAACGCGCCGCAGGATGCGCCGCTCTTTCCCGAGCCGACGCCGCCGCCGGCGCCGCCGGCTCGGCCGCTGGCGACGTTCACCGTTCACGCCCTGATGGATGATTTTCCGTTTGAAGTCTCGTTCAGCGGTACGGCCGATCAGCTGGCCGCAACCGTCCAGCGCTTGCGCGATCTTGGCGCCGTACCGCCGACGCAAGCGGCCCGCGCGGCCGTCGAAGCGGAGAAAGAGCGCAGCGCGCCGGTGTGCGAGTTTCACGGGCCGATGAAGGAATCGAGCAAGCGGCCGGGCACATTCTACTGCCCTGCCAAGATGGGTGATAACAGCTATTGTAAGAGTAAGGGGTAACGAATGGAATCCGAAACCGACGCAATCCGCGCCGCGCTCATTACGCTGGATACGCTCGAGCAACAGCTGGACGCCGCCAATATGTTTGGCGAGGACATCCATAGACCGATTCATACAATGCGTCGGATGTTGACCGCGCAATTACGTGAACATGAACTACTGCTCTGGTCAAAGGCTGGCCTTCCGGAAGTGCCGCGCTGGCGCCCATACGGTAGATAGTGCTATACTAGCCCCGTACCGCGCATGCACGAACGCCGATCCAATTACGGATCGGCGTTCGTGCGTCCAGACCCGAGCTGCTACGCCGGTGCAACCACACCTCCGGCGCATGCCCGGCCTGATAGGCATAGTTTATCATATACGCATTGACGATTATGATAGACTATAGCTGCCACACCTCCGGCGCTCACGAGCGCGCCATGCCCTATACCCTCGATTCACAGCGCTATAAGAGTCCGAACTATGATAACCGTCCATCGGGAACGGTTGTTGACGCGATCGTGATTCACACCACAGAGGGCCGCTGGCCGAGCGATGCCGAATGGCTCTGCAACCCCGACGCCGGCGTCTCGTGTCACTACGTCATACCGCCGACGGGATCGATCGTGTACCGGCTCGTGCCTGACGGTCGGCGCGCGTGGCATGCCGGTACGTCCAGCTATGGCGGCCGATCGAACTGGAATAACTTCTCGATCGGCGTCGAAGTCTCACACATGCAGGGCGATGCGTGGCCAGCTGGCCAGCATGATATGCTTGCTAGTCTCTGCCGCAAGCTGATCGACGCCTATCCGATCGAAGAGGTGAATATCGCGGCGCATCGCTGGGTTGCGCCCGATCGGAAGATCGATCCGACCGATTGGCCTGATAGCGACTTTAAGGCCTGGATCGCCGGCCTCTACACGCCGACGATCATCCGCTACGTCATAACCAGCCCATGCGCCGTGCTGAACGCCAGATCTGGCGATGCGCCGCCGGCCGCGGGCCCGGACAACGGGCAAACATGGCTGGACGTTGGCGACATCGTGAACGGCGAGGCGCAGCCGGAGAATGGATGGCTCTGGATAAGCGATGATGAGTTTAACCCGCCTGGCATTGGCTTCGTGCCGGCCAGCTATGCCGAGCGGCTATGATACCGTACTACAATAGCAACGGCATTACGATCTATCACGGCGACTGCCGCGCGCTCACGCTGCCGGAGCGGCCCGCGCTCGTGCTGACCGATCCGCCCTATGGCGCGAATGAGCGAACCGACCGCGCGAGTAAAGGGCGCGGCGTTCGTCCTAAATTGCAAGGCGGTATAGCACGAAGCAAAGATCATGCGCCGGTTGCTGGCGACGATGAAGCATTCGATCCGGCGCACCTTTTGGCGCTTAAGACGAAAACAATCCTTTGGGGCGCGAATTACTACGCCGACAAGCTGCCGCCCGCGCGCTGTTGGCTGGTTTGGGATAAGCGCGACGGCATAGCATCGGATGACAATGCCGATTGCGAATTAGCCTGGACGAACATAGACGCGCCCGCGCGCCTATTCGCACACCTCTGGCGCGGCGTGTGCCGCGCGTCGGAGGTCGGTCAACTCGTGCTACATCCTACTCAGAAGCCCGTCGCGCTCATGCGCTGGTGTCTGGCGCGCGCCAAACTTGCGCCCGGCGCGCTCGTGTACGATCCGTACATGGGGAGCGGCCCGATCGCAAAGGCGTGCAAGCAACTTGGCTACCGCTATATCGGCTGTGAGCTGGTTGAAGCGTACTGCGAAACGGCCGCGCTCGGGTTACAGCAAGAAGTCATGGCATTGGCATGATCGAGGCGCTATGCAAGGCATCGTCCTAACCGATTGCACTTCGATCGGCGGTCTACTCTCGGCCGTGCGCGGGAATCACATTCCGCTGCTGAAAGTCGTGACCGGCTGGGGGTATGCATGGGACGCCGTGAGCCGCGCAGAGGTGTGCGCCAGTATGCCGGAGCTGATTGTGAGGACAGTCAGCGGCGACGGCACGCGCGGCCCGCCGGAGGGACAGAGCGCGATCTGGTGCGACCCGGGCGCGATACTAAACGAGATCGATCCGTGGTACGCATGCCGCGCCTCGCTCAGCTTTGAACTAGGGAATGAACCGAACGGCTATGACAGTTCAGACGACGCGGCATGGACGTTCCGCTATTGGTTTCTGGAAACCGCCGCGGCCGTGCGCGTCTCATTCCCTATGGCGCGGATTATCGCGCCGGGGCTGATCGAGGATCGCCAAAGCGAGTGGTGGGCTATTTGTCAGGATGCGTTTGAAACCGCCGATGCGATCGGATTCCATGCTTACGCCTACCACGACGCGGATGATACCGGGCAGCTCTCACGCGCGCTGGCCGATCTGGCGCTGTTCTTTCCGAACAAGCCATGGATACTCACTGAGTACGGCATTAACGACGCGGCGACCGTGGCCGAGACGAAAGCGACCCGCTATGCCGCCTTGCATGCAGACTTGCCGAGTCAGGTAGCGGCGGCGTGTTGGTATCATTACTGCGACCGCCCGATCGACCAAGACCAAGAGTCCTACGCGCTGCCAGATCGCGCGCTGCCGTATCTGTACGCCGGCGGCACGCTCTAAAGGGAGATGACTATGCCAGACACCATCAGAAGCGCGCACGCCGTCTTTACGCTGATCGCGATCGGCATCCTTGTCGGCCTCGGATGGGCGCTCGTGCATATGGCCGTGCAATGGCCGGCCGGGCGCATCGCGGGCGCGGCGGCGGTGATCTGCCTGTTGCTGCTGATCATTGCCTGGCTTGTTTAGGGAATAGCGCAGAATGGCGCGCATGAGGTCATGGGAGCCGTTTTGCGGGCGATGGGACGCTATATCGGGCGTAAATATGGCCTTATCGGCGAAACAACAGGCATTCATCGAGCATTATTTACAAACATGGAATGGTGCCGAATCTGCGCGACTTGCGGGCTATTCGGCGCATACGGCGCGTGAGCAAGCATCGCGGATGTTAACAAATGCTAACGTTCAATCCGCGATCCAAGCGCGCTTGGCTGAGCTGAAAATGAGCGCGGACGAGGTGTTGACCAGACTCAGCGACCATGCGCGCGGCAGCATCGCGCCATTCATTCGCGTTACGCCCGGCGGCGATCTGCGTGGATTCGATCTGAGCGATGATAAACCGTTACAGCTACTCCATAAGCTCAGCATTACGACGCGCACGATGAAAGACGATGTAACCGAGGAGCGGATCGCGCTGGAGCTATACGACGCACAGGCCGCGCTGGCGCTGCTGGGGAAACATCACGGACTATTTATCGATCGCACTGAGATCAGCGGGCCAGGCGGCAGCCCAATCCGTACGGAAGTCTATGACTACAATACTGCGATTGCCGCGATTGCGGCCCGATCAGGCGAGGATAGCGACCCACCCGGCGAAGACGCAAGTGCTAGCGATGGGCCGGCGGTGGGGTAAGTCCACCATGGGCGGCGCGATCAGCGTGGCATGCGCTGCCGCCGGCGCGCACGTCGCATGGGTAGTGCCGACCTATAAGAACGGGCGCCCGCTCTGGCGCTGGGCTGAGGCGACGGTTAACCCGCTCCGCAAAGCCGGCGTCCAAGTGAACCGGAGCGAGCGCGTGATTGAGTTCCCAAGCGGGGGGTTTGTCAGCATTTACAGCGCCGATAATCCCACCAGCATCTTAGGCGAGGCGTTCCATTTGATTATTGCCGATGAGGCCGCGCGCATGGATGAGTCGGTCTGGACAGAGACGCTGCTCCCCACCTTAGCAGATTACGACGGGCGCGCGATGCTGATCTCAACGCCGCGCGGGCGGAATTGGTTCTGGCAAGAATGGCAGAAGGGTCAACATCCGAATAGTCAGGTAAAATCATGGAACGCGCCGTCAGCGGCCAACCCCAACCCGCGCATCAAACGCGCGGCCGAGCTGGCGCGCGATCGTGTGGCGCGATCGGTCTATGAGCAAGAATGGCAGGCGCTGTTTGTTGAAGATGGGTTGACCCTCTTTACGATCGAAGACATCGATCGCGCCAGTCATCCCTACGATCCGCCTACCACTGGCCAGTGGTTGACCACCGTGGATGTCGGCCGCCGCAGAGATGCGACGGTGATCAATACCTTCGATGTGAGTTGCACGCCCTACAGGCGCGTGGCATTCGAGCGCTTGGAACGCGTGCCGTATCCGCTCATTCAGCAGCGCATCGCAGACCAGGCGCGGGCGTGGCCGGGCCAGCTGGTGATAGAAAGTAACGGCGTCGGCGATCCACTGATAGAAAATCTGGATGTGTTCGCAACGCCGTTTTTGACGACCGCGCGATCGAAGCTGCAAGCCTTACAGGCGCTGCAGCTGTTGTTTGAACAGCACGACATCTGCGCGACATGGGACGCGCGTGAACGGGCCGCGCTGGTCGGCTGTTCATGGGATAATGAGCATACGGCGGATGAGATCATGTCACTGGCGATCTTTGCGGCGCATGTGACTGGGAGAGGGACGCCCGGACTATGAGCAGACTCACATTCCTCGACATGCTCAGAGGGAAAATGACGCCGGAGCAGGCCGCAGCGCACGAGGCCAAAGCGCTTTCAATCAGCCTGGCGCCGGGCGGATTCGTGAATGAAATAGAGACTCGGATCGTGCGCGGAAGTGGCCAGTCGCCCTACGCCGATACCGCCGCGCTGCAAGCGACCATGCAGCAGAATGAGCTAGTCTATGCCTGTATTCAGATCCGCGCGACATCGGCGCGCGATCCGCGCTTAATCGTGCAACAACAGGTCAACAAGGCCGGCAAGATCAGCTATGAAGAAGTCTCGGGGCATCCGTTCCGGCAGCTGTTTATGCATCCCAACCCCATGATGACTGAGGGCGATTTGATGCAAGCGGCGATCGTCTCATGGGATATATCCAGCCCGCGGCGGTTCTTTTGCGAGAAGGTCTATAAGAACGGCCGGCTCACTGAGCTATGGCCGCTGAATCCCGCGTGCATGACGCCGCGCTATAGCAGCTCGGCCGATCGCGCGCTGATCGGCTATACCTGGCAGGCCGATCGGCAGAAGCGCGATTACTCGTTAGATGAGCTGCTGATCAGAAGCGCGCCGGCATGGTACGACCCGCCGCCCTTAGCATCCGCGCTCGGCAGCGTGGCGGCCGATACGGCGCAAACGGGTACGATCCTGGCATACTTTCAGAATGGCGGCATACCGCCGATCTTTTTGAAATACGATCAGCCGCTGAACGATCCCATGCGCGATGAGATTCGCGCAAAGTGGCGATCGGTGTATGGCGGCGTCGGCAACTCCGGCGACATCGGCATACTGGACAGCAAGAGTAGCCTTGTGGAGGTCGGCAGCAAATTAGATCAGCTGGCCTCGCAAACGCTGAGAAGCGTCTCTGAGTCGCGGATCTGCATGGTCTTTGGCGTGCCGCCGCTGATCGTCTATGCGTATGTCGGATTGCTCAGAGCGACGTATAGTAACTTGAAAGAGGCATGGGCGGGATTCTGGGATGCTACCATGTCGCCGGCGTTCAAGGAATGGCGCGACTTCTGGACATGGCAATTGCTGACTGAGTTTGAAGACGAAGCGACGATCCGCAGCGAACGCATTAAGCTGGCCTATGATATGTCGACCGTCGCCGCGCTGCAAGACGACGTGAACGATTTGAGTAATCGTGCGCGGGCCAATTACCAAGCGCAGATCATCAGCCAAAACGAAGCGCGCGCCGCGCTCGGGTACGATGCGACTGAGGGCGGCGACGAAGCGTATTACCACGCGATCCCGGCCGCCGCGCCAGCCGCTACGCCGACAAAGGCACGCGCCGCGAAAGTACGCGAGACGAAGGCCAGCCGCGCGGCGATCGAGCGCAAGATCGAGAAGGCGACACAAGCATACTTAGCTGCCGAGTATGAAGCGGCGGCGGCGGCGGTGGCATGATGGACGATCGCACGCGCCAGCTGCTCTTAACCCTGCGGGCCGCGCTGCTCATGGCGCTAGGCGCGATCGAAGACGCCTTAAATATGCCGCGCACGCTGCCGAGCCGGGCCGAGCGGCGGCAAGCGCGCGTCTCATATCCGACTATTGACCCGTAGGCGCGTGAACCGCCGATAGCCGGACAGATGAACGCCGATAAGATTCGTAGGCTTGCGTCCAGTGCTATACTGATCATAATCTACGCTGCACTTGTGAAAGCGCGGTGGTTGCATCTTGAGGGAGATGCAGCTGCCGCGCTTTTCCTTTTTCGCCATGAACGTTTCGCTGAACGGGCATAAGAAGAAACCCGATCCGATGGCCGTCTTAGACGACGGCGACAAGATCGCGCGCCTCATGCGGCCGTTCTACGCGCAGCTGTCGAAACTGGCGTTTGACGACGCCAACGCGATCGATGGGATTGACATCAGCTTTAGTCTCGATAACCCCTATGTACAAAAAGTCATAGACCGGCTGGCCAAAAACGTGCGCGGCGTGACCGATACCACGAAAGACGACATCCGACGCTTAACCGCAGAGGCCGCCGATCAGGGATGGGGCGCTCAGCAGCTGGCGCGCGAGATACGCAAGGCCGGCGCCGACCTGAGTAAGTCGCGCAGCCTGGCGATCAGCCGGACTGAAAGCGCCGCGGGCTATACGGGCGGTTCGATCGCGGCCTATCAGGAGTCGGGCGTTGTGAGCGGCGTGGAATGGCTCATGGGGCCAGATAGCTGCGACATCTGCCAAAACCTGAACGGCCAGATCGCCGACCTGGGGAAAGACTTTGCGGGCGGTATCAGCGGCCCGCCGGCGCATCCGAATTGCACATGCGTGCTTAGCCCCGTTATCGCGGAGTAAACGCTATGGAACCAGAGTACAAGCATCTGCGCCACGCGACGAAAGCGATCGACGGGCGCACCGTGGTGGGGATCGTGGCTGTCCACGGCAACGTTGACGATGGGGGCGATAAGAGCTGGCCCGGCAGTTTTGCCGATCCAAGCGTAGACGGGCGCGATCGGGCGGTATTCCTCTGGATGCATGACAGCATGCAGCCGCCGACCGCCGCCATTAACTACGTGCGCGAGATACGCGCCGCCGATCTGCCGCCCAAAGTTTTGGGCTATGCGCCCGACGCAACCGGCGGCGTCGAAATATCCAGAACGTATCTGGATACGCCGCGCGGGAATGAGATACTCACGAGCATCACGGCCGGGGCGCTGCATGAGATGAGCTATGCGTATGTGCCAACTCAATACGACTTTGAAGAGATAAACGGCAAGACGGTTCGCAATTTGCGGAAAGTCGAAATCTTTGATTACTCAGATGTGGCATGGGGCATGAACGGCGCAACGGTCGGCAGCAAAGCGGCCTGGAAAGATCGCCCGCTGTCTGATCACGCGGCCGCGTTGGAAGATGCGATCGCGACGTTTGCTAGCCGGCTGGCCGAGCTGAAAGATCGCCGCGCGAAAGCCGGTAGAACCTTTAGCCAGGCCAATACCAACCGCATCGGCAGCATTGCAGACGACTTAGCGAAAGCGGCGGCCGATCTGAAACAAATGCTGAAAGACAGCGAACCGCGATCGGAAAATAGCAACGACGCCATGCGGCTGTATCTGGAAAGTCAACGCATCATGGCGCGCTTACAGGGAGTGAAGCTGTGAAAAAGAAATACGAGATCGGCCAGTTGCTGGACGCCAAGCGCGATCAGCTGGCGACGATCTTTCGCGAGGCCGGGCCAGACTATGACATGGCGCAGGTGAAAGCGATCGACGGCACATCCGAAGAAAAAGTAGCGTTCATCCGCAATCTTAATCAGGAGTTAAGCGACTTAGGGCGCGACTTCGATCAGGTGCGCGAAATGGAGTTAATAGCCGACGCTGCCAAGAATAACGGGCGCCAGATGGACGATCGCACGCCGTCCGGACTGCCCGCGCCGGCGCGCACGCTCGGCATGCAATTCGCAGAGCACCGGCTGAGCAAAGAGCATGCGGGCCGATCGAAGCGCCAGTTTTCGATCATCTTTGAAAACTTCGATGAGACGCAAGACCGGCGCGATCGGAAGACTCTCATGAGTACGACCGCCGGCTTCAGCGCGCCGAATCCCCGCGGCCCGATCGTCATCCTGTCGGCGCAGCGCCGGCCGGTCGTTGCGGATCTGATTCCGCAATCCACGACAACGGCCAGCGTGATTAAGTACATGGAAGAGACGACGTTTACCAATAACGCGGCGTCAGTCTCTGAGGGCGGCACGAAACCAGAGGCCGCGCTGGTCTTTACGGAGCGGTCGCAAATGGTCGAGAAGATCGCTGTGACACTCCCTGTCACAGATGAGCAGCTTGACGACGTGCCGCAGATCGCCAGCGTGATTGACGATCGCCTCACCCTCATGCTCGAGCTAACGGAAGAAGTCGAGCTGTTGACCGGCAGCGGCGTTAGCCCGCACTTGCAAGGCATCTTAACCAAGACCGGCGTTCAAACGCAGGCCAAAGGCGCCGACCCGACGCCTGATAGCGTGTATAAGGCCATGACCAAGGTGCGATTCACCGGATTCGCAGAGCCCTCCGGCGCGGTATTCCATCCGAACGACTGGCAAGATATCCGCTTGCTCAGAACAACGGACGGGATCTATATCTGGGGCAACCCAAGCGAGGCCGGGCCAGAGCGGATCTGGGGGCTGCCGGTGATTCTCACAACCGCAGAGACAGAGGGCACGGGGCTGGTCGGCGACTTCATGTTATACGCGCACATCTCGCGCCGCATGGGCATCCGCGTAGATGTCGGGTACGTCGGCACGCAATTCATCGAAAACAAACAGACCATCAGGGCGGAAGAGAGACTCTCGCTCGAAATTTATCGGGCGGCCGCATTCTGCATGATAACCGGAATCTGATACGCGGTTGCGCCTGGTCCTGCAGGACCAGGCGCACGATCGGAGGATACAACTATGCCAGTCATCGAAGGCGGCGGCCTAGGCGATCCGCTATCGAACGCCGGGGCGCCCGTCGCCGGTACAAACGAAGTGCAAACGCTCACGATCGGCGGCACGCCGACCGGCGGCACGTTCACGCTTACCTATGATGGATTCACCACGGCCGCGATTACATGGGTGAATGTCAACGCCACGCTCCTAGCCAGCATCAATACCGCATTAAACGCGCTGCCGAATGGCGCAGCGTCGGCGATCGTCGCGACGGCCGGCACATTAACCGCCGGCATTGGTACGATCTTATTGACGTTCAGCGGTGCGCCGCTGGCGAAACGCGCGGTCAATCTCATGACCGCTACGAGTAGCCTAACCGGCACGCTGCCGACCCTGGCAATAGCCGAGACGACGCCGGGCGTGGATGTGACGGCCAGAGGCGCGGCGGCCGGCGGGCTGTTGATCGATACGACGAACTTGAAACTGTACATCAATACCGGCACAGCGGTTGCGCCAACATGGACAGTGGTCGGCACGCAAACGTAAGGATCGGCCATGCCTGTTTCAACACGGCTGAGCGCGATTATCGTGCTGCAAAACGCCGCCGGCGGGGCCGCGAATGGCGCCATGATCGACATTACCGACTCGGCCAGCGCGATTGTGGAGCTGAGCGGCACGTATACCGGCATTACGGCCAATTTCGAGGCCTCGATCGACAGCGGCGTTACGTGGTGGCCGATCGCGCTGAATACGCTCTCGAATCCGAGCGGCGTTCGCACGGCGACGGCGACGGCGAAT